AAGGTAATAGATCCTTCTCCAGTTCTAATGAACTCTTAATCGAAGAACTAAAACTAGCCATAGATCGACTAGTTAATTAAATCTATTTATTATTATGAAAGCTAGTGAATTTAAACAATTAATTAAAGAAGCTGTTAGAGAAGCTATTAGAGAGGAGCTCGCTGGAGCAGAAAATTCTATACAGGAACAGCTACAAGACACACCCCCTCCCCCTCCTGTAAAACAGCCAGTTCAATTTTCAGGAGGAAATCCTCTCATGGAAGCTTTAAATATGACAAGCAGATCCATGACTTCGGAAGATTACCGTAACATAGGTACAGCTAACTCTGGCATGGCTCAAATGTTTGATAGAAGTATGTTCATGCCCAAACAAGCTATCAAGCCAGTCTCTGACGATCCTAGAGCCGTAGCACAGGCGGTAGCAGCAGCACCAAAAGCAGGTATTGATCTTTCACAACTGAGTTTTGTAAACAAAGCAGCAGCTATCGTGAATACAGCAGATAAGAAGCAGAAAGCACAGTATGGCGTATAACGTACAGAGGATTAATCCACTAGACCTACAACCGAGAAAAGCAGTAGGCGTAGCTCTCCCATTCCAGGGCAGAGCTGTTTTTAATTCTACGTATACTACCAAAGACGCAACTAAAGCTAACCTAGTGAACTTCTTTTTAACTGCTCAATACGAAAGAGTTTTTAATGTAAATTTTGGAGCAGGTTTACGAAATCTACTATTTGAACAAATTACTGAAGAGAGTATAGCAACTGTTAGATCAACTATACAGGTAGGACTGGAGAATTATTTTCCTCAAATTATTGTAAACAGTATAAAACTTACCCCACTTCCTGACAGTAACACTATTTCTTTTGAATTAAAGTATTCTGTTAGGGAAACTAACATCACTGACGAGATCACAATTAACTTCGAACAATAATGGCACAGGAGAGAGATATAAAATATGTAGGTAAAACTTTCAGTGACTTCCGTCAGCAGTTAGTAGACTACGCTAAAAACTACTTCCCAGACACCTATAACGACTTTTCTCCAACATCTCCAGGTATGATGTTTATGGAGATGGCTGCTTACGTAGGAGACGTACTATCCTTCTACCAAGACATACAACTACAGGAGACTTTTTTACAGTACGCCCAGGAACCCGGTAACCTATATACTCTAGCTTATATGATGGGCTACCGTCCTAAAGTGAGCACAGCTGCGACAGTAGATCTAGATGTATACCAGAGAATACCCGCTCAACTAGTATCCGGACAGTATGTACCGGATTATAACTATGCTTTAACAGTAAGCGAAAACGCTACTCTTCAATCTACTACAGGTACACCTGTAAAGTTCTTGATAGATAATAAAATCAACTTTTCATTTTCAAGTTCTTACGATCCTACAGAAGTTAGCGTATATGCTACATCTGGAAATACTATTACAGAGTTCTTACTCAAAAAGAAGGTGAAAGCTATTTCTGCAGAGATAAAAACAACCACTGTTACAGTTACGTCTCCGGAAAAATTTAAAACTATTACGATTCAAGATTCTAACATATTAGGAGTACTTGACATCATAGATAATAATGGAACTGGTAATAAGTGGTACGAAGTCCCTTACCTAGCACAAGATACTATTTTCCTAGAGCAAAGCAACTCAGGAGGATCTGATTCAAACCTAGTACCGTATACTTTACAGCTGCAAAAAGTACCTAGAAGATTTGTAACTAGGTTTACTTCTACAGGAGACTTACAAATACAGTTTGGAGCAGGAACTACAGGAGGATCTGACACAGTCATAACCCCGGATCCAGCTAACGTAGGATTAGGAGACCAAATTATAGGAGTTTCAAAAATAGACACCGCATACGATCCTTCTAATTTTATGTTTACGGGTACTTACGGATTAGCTCCATCTAATACAGTACTTCAGATCCGCTACTTAGCAGGTGGCGGCGTTGAGGCAAACGTGCCCTCTGATACAATTACTACCATTTTAAGTGCAACCCGTACAGCTATAGTATCGGGATATGAAAACACCTTAGCATTCAATAACCCAGCATCAGCAGCCGGGGGAAAAGATGGAGATACCTCTGAAGAGCTTCGTGAGAATAGTTTAAAAGCATATTCAGAGCAATTAAGAGCTGTGACTAAAGAAGATTACACTGTACGTACTCTTTCGCTTCCTCCTAAATTCGGATCTGTCGCTAAAGCCTATATCGTACAAGATCAACTAAGCTCTACGAAATCAGTTACGGATGCGATTATTGATAGTAATCCATTATCTCTCTCACTCTATATACTGGCCTACGATAATAACAGGAAGCTAACCACAGCCTCTGAAACTCTCCGCAACAACCTAAAAACCTACCTCTCTCAGTACAGAATGCTTACAGACGCTGTAAATATTAAGGATGCATTTATAGTAAATATTGGAGTGAAGTATGATATATTAATACTACCTAATTATACGGGTAGGGATGTATTACTAGCATGTACGCAAGCACTGCAGGATTACTTTAAAGTTGAAAAATGGTCAATAAACCAACCTATCAACTTATCTACACTCTATACTTTACTGGATAGAGTAAAAGGAGTTCAAACAGTGCAGAGTATAGAAATTGAAAATAAAGTAGGAGGATTGTACTCACAGTATGCGTACGACGTGAAAGGGGCCACTAAGAATAACATCGTCTACCCTTCCTATGATCCATGTATCTTTGAAGTAAAATACCTAGATACTGATATAATCGGTCGCGTAACTTCTCTTTAAATATTTATTATAAAAGATGGCAATCTATAGAATTTTTCCTGAGAAAGATGCAACTCTCTACTCAAGGTATGAGGCTACTAATACAGGTCTGGATGAAATTCTAGAGATTAGTTCGTACTACCTAGGTTCAAGCAGCTTTGTAAACAGAAGTGTTTTACAATTTAGTAATTCTGAAGTTGAAGATGTAATTGAAAATAAGATTGCCTCTACCGTTGTAGGTAGTAATCAGATGGAATTCTCAGCTTCAATAAAGCTATACCTAGCTGAAGGAGAAGAGGTTCCAACCGGATACGTTATCGAAGCATCACCGCTATACGACTCATGGGATACAGGTACCGGTAAGTACGGAGATAGCCCTATTAATATGACGGGAGTAAGCTGGTACTACGTTAAACCGGGTACTCGCTGGACAGATCCCATACCCGCAAATACAACAGCTTCATATAATTCTGGAAGTATGGCAATTGGCGGGGTATGGTACACTGGATCGAACGGAATAAACCTTATACATTACCAGTCACACTCAGTAGTGTCTACACACGATCTAGACATAGACGTAACACCGTCTATTAAATTACATTACTCCCAGTCTCAAGGCATAAGCGGTGGACTTTCAAATAACGGATTTATTTTAAAGCTAAATAATTCTAACGAATTCCAGACAGGTAGCCTCACCTTCCTTAAGTATTTCTCTTCCAACACTCACACTATTTATCCTCCATTTTTAGAGTTTAAATGGAACGACTTCACTACTAGTAGCCTAGTAGCAACTAGAGCTATTACAGATCCTGCCTGTGTGATTAACATAAAAAATGCAAAAGATCGTTATACAGATGAAGGTAAGTACAGGTTTAGATTAAATGTACGTCCTAAGTACCCTACAAGAACATTTGTAACATCTTCAAACTACATAACTCAGTACTACCTGCCAACTGCTTCATATTGGGGGCTAAAAGACGAGAACACAGAGGAAATGGTTGTTGATTTTGATACTACATACACTAAGATTAGTAGTGACGATACTAGTAACTATTTTGATGTGTATATGAATGGACTACAACCTGAAAGGTATTATAGATTACTCATCAAGACTACAGTTGACGGATCAACATCGGTTTTAGATAACGGAGTAACTTTTAAAGTTGTAAGAAATGGCTGAAGAAGTTAAGCTGCAAAAAACAGTCTACGACCCTGTAAAATTTGTAAAAGTTGTAGATACTTCTTTTAAGACATTTGCAAAACCTGTTCCTACAGAAGACACTGACACAGTAGAAGAGCTTTTTAGACTCTATAATAAACTTTACCTGAGAGTACCAATAGAAGGAGATATTAACTCCCACCAGTATCTTGTAACAGAAAGCTCTAAACTATACTCACAGCAAGTACAATCGGTAGACGTACAGCCTCTATTAGATGAAATTACACAACTTAGACAGCAACTACTTCTAGCTAACCAGGAAATACAGGCACTTACCGTACAACAAAGTAAATAATGGCTACAGTTCAATATAACGTAATACCCGGTAATACCGTAGACCTAGGAGTTGAAACTTACTCAACCTCGGATACAGCATTAGTAAACTCTTTTGAGATAAACTCACAATACAACGTAGATGAGCATTTTATAGAGCTTCATACATACTCTGTCGCCGGCGAGTTACTAACTTCAGTATATAACTACCAAAACGAGAAGCAGCTACTAAACTCAGCAGGAGCTGGTCAAGAAGGAGCCAGTACTCTATACATCGACCCTGTAGCTGATGCAAATAGTCTAGGATACTCTCAAGGAGGAGTTACACTTCTTTACCATTTTTTAAAACCTATTATAGGTACCTCTCTCTATATCTCTGAAATCTCACCAGACAGGTTAGAGATTAGAGCTAAAGGAGTGGAACTGTCTGAGGTTTTTCTGCAGACTTTGGTAGCATATAAAACACAGTTACAGTCTAATTCATACTTTACTGAGTTTAGGTTAAATTTTTTAGAAAACAACCTATACATCGGAGTTAATCTCGAAGTAGAAAGCGACGGTAGTATTATAATTAAGCTCTACGAAGCTCTCCCGAGCACAGTACTACTAAAGAGTACCTTTACATTAGTAGAACTAGTAGCAGATAGTGTATCCTATCAAGTAGAAGCTATAACCACACCAGAACCAGAGCAGCTTACCTACTTAAAGGGTCCTAATTTCACATTAGAAGATCGAGAGCAGAACGTACTAAGTACCGGTTACTTAGATTATAATGAACTCTACACATACCCTGTAACTGGAAGTTACCATAAAATTCTTTTACAAGCTAGTCAAAGCGGAGTACAGGTTAGCATAGATTACTCGGACTATAACAACTTTGTACACTTTTCTTCCGCTCAAGAGAGATTAGAAAATTTTAGTTACAAGTTAGGATTAGTTCAGTACTATGAGAGTAAGTCTCTTTCTATTAAGAATACCTTAGCTACTAGCGCTTCAGCAGCTGTAAGTGAGAGTAGTATATACTACGACAGCCTTGTTAGCGGGATCATTAGCAAGTTTGACGGTTATGAACAGTACCTTTATTTCGAAAGTACGAGTTTCGCATGGCCTAAATCTAACAGTCTACCTCCCTTCATAAACCTGACCGGATCTAATCCTACTGTTACAAACTGGTATAGTGCCCAATTAGCTTCTGCATCATTATACGATGAACTGAATCAAAGTAACCTCGTATACACAATCCCGGAATTTATACGTCAAGACAGCAGTAATGCACCCTACTCCCTATTCCTAAATATGATAGGGCAGCATTTCGATAATATTTGGATTTACGCTAAAGCTGTTACAGACAAATACGATACAGATAACCGTCTTGATTACGGCATATCGAGAGACTTAGTAGGGGAAGC